GCTCAACAGCAGAATGCAGAGATCGGACGCTTGGGTGCGGCTCCCGCAGCAATGGGCTCCGTTGACACTCAAAACCTAGGAGAATCCTAATGGCTATTAAGCAAACAGACAGTCTCAGTGAAGCAGTATTGTTTCTATCTAAGTACGAGCAGTACCAGTACATCATTGATTTTATCAAGGAGTGCAGGGAAACTAAATTCCATCTTTTAGAAAAAAGTTTGGATGCCAGTGAGCGTGCTGATGCCAAGATAATTGGTGGAATGATAGAGGATGACTACTTGCTGAAAATTTTATCCCCAGAAAAAAATTAACTAACACAACCAAAACTAATGAAGAAAAAAATTATTTCCGCAGGAATTAAAGCAGCCACCAAAGCATACAAAAAAGCAGCAGCCAAAAATGTAGTGAAGCCCGTTCGCACCACAAAGGCTAAAGCAAAGGCCGCAAAGCCCGTTCGCACCACAAATGCTAAACCAAGGGTAGCTAAAGTAAAATTAACAAAGACCCAGCTAAAGCAAATGCAGGATCTTCATAAATCGGTAAAAGCGGGGGTAGCTAAACGCACCGCAAAAGCCAAAGCCAAAGCCAAAGCCACCAATGTACTAAAGCCAAAGGCAAATGCATTTAAGGGCGTTCAGTCCGCTGGTGCAGTAAAAAATGCTCCAGTCCGAGCAGCACGAGCCGCACGTGGCAATAAGATACTTGCGGGAACCGCAGGGGCTCTTGGGGCAGCAGTGGTATATAATAAGAATAAATCCTCTTCCAGAGCAGCCGCTAGTCCAGCGGCAGTTGCCCCGAAGAAAAAACCCACAAATGTAGTGATGCCCCGAAAGGCAGCACCCAAGAAAGCAGCACCCAAGAAGGCAGCACCCAAGAAGGCAGCACCCAAGGCAAAATCAAAACCCCGTGCAGCTAGCTTTACTCCAACCGCAAAAAGAACACCCCTAAGTGTTTCCAAGGGAAAGAAAAAAGTCGGATACGTAAAATCCAATCGTTCGGGGCGTGGAGGTTTACGCACCCGTGGTCGCTAATTTAGCAGAATAATACAATGAAGAAAAAAGCAATAAGTGCAATCGTAAAGGGTGTTCAAAAAGTAGCTAAGGCATCCGCTAAGAAGAAGGCAGCAGCCGCCGTGAAGAAAGTGTCCTCTGGTGCAAAAACAACAGCCAAGACCAAGAATGTTCGATCCAAAATTGGTTTAGATAGAAAAGCAGTTTTAAGGGAGGGATTTGATCCAGCAAAATCAGCGGCAGCCAAGGCAAAGGGCGTAAAGGTTACACCAATTAAGAAAGCCCTAACACCCGCTCAAAGAAAAGCCAATGATGCCGCAGCTAAGGCTGGTAAACGAGTATCGGCTAACCCCAAGGTAGCTAAGAAAGCAGCTAAAAAGGTAGCTAAGAAAGCAGCTAAAAAGGTAGCTAAGAAAGCACCAGTCAAAAAGGTGGCTAAAAAAGCACCAGTCAAAAAGGCAGCAGCTAAAAAAGCACCAACTAAAAGGGTAGCAGCCAAGAAAGTGCCCAAGAAGACAGCACCCAAGGGGCCAAAGCAGGGACCCAAGACAGCAGCGGAGTCCGTAAAGGGAAAGCCATTGCAGGGACCATCTAACTACAAGGGTAGCTTTTTTAAGAACAAAGAAAGTGCACTCAATAAGTCCAAATCTAAGTTCATGAACTCCAAGGGCAGGGGCAAAGCCAAGTCTAAATCTGGGGAATCCGCACGCCAAGCTGGATATAGAGCTGGTCGGGCAAGTGTAGGTGGAAAAGCAGCCAAGAAGGTCAAGAAGGGTGCGGGCAAAGTTCTGAAGTCCCGCATAACGCAGGGTGTCGGTGCTGGATATGCAGGTGCAAAAATGGGTAGTAGGGGTAATGGGGGATCAAGTAATCCTCAATCAAGCAAATACTTTACGGAAGCCGAACTACAAGCCGCAAAAGCTCGTGTAAGAGCAAATCGAAACCGTTAAAATAGCCCCGTGCTATAATACTTTCATCGCCGTACTGCGGGCGTAAAAATGCAGATTAGTGTTATGGATCAAACCGAAAATGTGGGTAACGATACAGCCCCTACAGAAGAAGTATCGACAGTCGAACAAGCCAAACCGCAAACGCTGGACGAAATTCGTCAAGCAAGAGTGGAAAAGCTATCACCAACGCAGGAACAGCCAGAGGAATCTGAGCCAGTTGCAGAGGAAGAAGCTACAGAGGATGCATCCGAAGTAGAAGAAGCCGAAGAAACTGAATCAGAGGAAACTACTGAAGAAGCGGAGGGAGGCGAAGGCGTTCTTTCACAGATTGATTGGGATGAGTTGGATGATGACTCTCGTTCACAGATCGCTATACAGGCCATGGAAGTTTTGCCACCCGAAAAATTGGGTGAGCTAGCTAAGAAAATGGGCAGTGGTAGTGGTAAGCGAATTGGAGAATTAACCTCTCAAATCAAGGAACTCAAAAGCGAGTTAGAAAGTAAAAGTGCTGCACTATCAAGCAGCTTGGATACTGTCATCGCTCCAACAAATGCATTAGCAACGGTCACTACAGAAGACGAGCTAGAAAGCATTGAGAAGGAGACGAAAAACAATATCCGTTTTTACCAGAACTGGTTAGCTGGAGACGATGATACATTTGAACACAAGGGCAGTGAATACACTCGCTCGGACATTGTTCAGTATATTAGTAGTCTACAGGATAGATACGATGATCTGCCAAAGCAGCGTAAGTATTTAAAACGACTAGAAAAAGCTAACAAAGACGCAGAGGAGTTAAACTCCAAAGCCAAAGATGAGTTTACTTGGTTAGAGGATGATGAATCAGAAACCAATTTAGAATACAGGAAGATGGTTTCCTCGGAGGACATGGCTATTGTTGCCAAGGTTGCCCCAGCGTTGGCTGCTAAACTGAAATATCAGTTGGCTCACGCTGCGACAAACATGGTAAAGCCCACTGTAAACCGCAAGAAGAAGATAATCATTCCTCGTAAACTACCAAAGAATGCACTGAGTGGCAATACAGCCAGTAACTCACGGCAGACAGTGGAGTCCAATCAAATGAAAAAGCTAAAGGAAGCGGCTGGAAAAGGAAATTTAATGGCAGCACGCCAGATCCGACAACTACAAATTAACTCTCGTTACAAATAAACAAAAACAACTCAAATAATTATCTAATATCATGACAGATTTTGATGCTTCATTCCGTTCTACACCACCAACTGGTTCTGGTGTAGGCAACCGCGAACAATTGTTGGACCTAACAACTGTTCTTTCTCCTCGCCAAGCTCCCGTTTACGGACTGCTCCCAAAACAAGCTGCTACCGCAGACCTCGTTGAGTGGACTGTAGATGACCTTCGGGATCCTGCTGCTGGCAACGCCGTTATTGAAGGTGCTGATGTTGGTACAACTGGGGGCGACGAGTTCGTTGGTCAGTTTGACAACCTCAGTCGCTTGAACAATCGTCTTCAGCACTTCCGTGATACATTCCGTGTTTCTAAGAAACAGGAAATCATGGATTCCGTTACTCCAGTTCGTATCCAAGAAGCCGAAGAAAAAGCTACTTCTCAAGTCCTACGTGACATTGAAGCATCTATTTGCTCGGACAACGGTGCTGTTACTGGTTCTGGAACTGCTGCTGGTAAACTTCGTGGCCTCGGTGTCTGGCTTGACCCAACTCTCGAAGCGGGTGCTGGAACACAATCCACTGATGATGTAACTGAAGTTCCAGATGCATTCAAGACACAAGCTGGTGCAGTTCTAGCCGACAATGCATTGGAGCTAACTGAAGCCCGTTTCAACGGAATGCTTACAAGCATCTTTGAAGAAACTGGTGAGCAGCAAGACATGATCCTTGTAGCTGGTACACAAGTACGTAACTCCATCATTGATGGCTTTACTCGTGTTCAAGCTGGCACAGGTAACGGTGGTGGTAACACTACTGTCTTCAATCAGGGTGATGGCACAGATGTCAGCTACAATGTTGAAATCTTCCAAGGCCCCTATGGTGTCGTGAAGATCATCTCTGCGAATCCCAAGTGCTTGCCAGATCAGAAGCGTGCTTACCTCCTCGATCCTTCGCTCCTTGGTTGGGCAGAAGGACTGAGCATGGGTTCCACAATGCTCGAAGATCAAGGTGGCGGTCCTCGTGGTTACATCGACGCAATGGGTACTCTTTGCGTTAAGGGCTGCAACGGCCTCGGTAAGATCACTGACTTCGCAGTCTAGTTCTATTGACAATTCTGGGGAAGGGAGGTAACATCCCTCTCTTCCCCATTTTTTTTATTATGTCAAACTTACCATCAGAAGAAGAACTATTTGCTGATCAATTTCGTATGCTCGAAAAGCAAGCGAAGGCCATCTTTAATCCAAAGATGCAGGAAAAGCGAATGCAGGGGGCTAGGAAATCAGCTTCTCAATTCAAGGGCAAAGAGCATCCGATCTTCGGTAAGCACATCGGTAGTGTTCCAATGAACGAATACTACGCATTGAACAAAAAGTACGGAGTGGGGTTCTCAAATGATGATGACTTCCTGAAGTATTTAAACAATAAGGTTCTCCTGCCAAATGGCATGGCGGCCAATAAATTTTAATGGCACTTACAAACGATACATACCTTAACCTAAAGGATCTGACATTCGCACTAATTGGTCGTGAATACGCAGAGGGAACGGCTTCCCTAAATCGTTTGAAGTCCCTATGGAACTACGCAGCTAAGAAAGCGTACAACCAAACAAATTACTGGGAACGCTTTTTAGTTTTCGGTGAAGCACGATTAATTGCAAACGGCAATCAAGTGCCACAGAGTGAAGTAAACAAGGATGACATTGGTACGTATCTACGTATCTACAAGGATGACCCAGATGTATCCCGCGGAACAGAGTACGACTTTATGGTCAACTCAAACGGAGCTACGATAACTGGTGCTGGTGGTATTCCTCAAAGTGGACTATACTTGGATCCCCTAGATAATGGTCTGTATCTACAGCCAAACAATTCCGAGGATCCAGTAGAAGTTTTTGTTTCCTACAAGAAGGCATACAACCCCAACTACGGGTTTTCTGGTCAAGACGAAGAGGTTCCAGCCGAGCTACTTCCGTATATGGCTCACCTAGCTGCCTACACTTGGCAACGCAGTGTTGATCAGAACTCAGACGAGGCTAACTTCAGCCTGTCGCTGGCACTTGTTAATTCAATTCTAGAGGACGAGCTAGCTAAGATATCAGATCAGAATATAGCTAACTCTTATCTAGTTAAGAAAATCCGAACAAATTACAACCAACTAATCATATAACATCATGTCAACACCCGCATACACAGAACAAAGCCTAGGCAAACGAGGCAGCGAAGTAATCACAGGAGCAGCTCCCGTAGGTAACTGGGCTATTATCGTAGCTGGACCCCAAGGAGCTACAGTTAGTGCAATTACTTGCTCAAACAAAGTCAACGCAGTTGCACTGCAAACTACACTGCCCGCTGGCTACACTAGCTACGGCAACTTCACGGCTATCACAGTCACTGCTGGATCCATCGAAGCATACAACGCTTAATCCAGTGCAAGCTACACTATCAATTGGTTTGGATACTAGCAACACTACGGTTGTTGTGTCCCAGAATGTAACCCCACCAGCACCCTAAGTAATGCCAACTAATACTCAAGTTTCCTCTGATATAGATACACTTCTTCGACTACCGTCAAAGGTAGCTGTTCAAGATTACTTGGGTGTTGATGACAATGCTACTGGAGTTGCCGCTAACGCAGCCGCAATCCTACTAAAGGCTCCCATCGATGATGCTACATTTACTGGGACAACTACAATTCCCTCTGCTGACATTACAACTGCGGATTTCAATTCTGCTGGTAATACTGGTGGAGAGCTCAGTTGGAACAATCAAGAAAAGACACTGGACCTTGTTACTGGAGCGAACACAACTATTCAGGTTGGTCAAGAGCTGGTACTGTATGCTGTAAACAAATCTGGTGCAACAATACCCAACGGAAGTGTTGTCTCAATAGGCGGTTCTCAAGGAAACAAGCCAACCATTGTTTTATCCCAAGCGGATACTGTAGTAAATGCACGTAAAACAATTGGTATTACAACTGAATCCATTTCTAACAATTCTAGTGGTTTTGTCACACTAAACGGAAAAGTTAGAGACTTAGTTCTGGACGACGGCACATACACTGAGGGCGAAGTAGTTTACTTGAGCAGCACTCTTGCTGGGGGTATTACAAACGTTCAGCCAGACATAAGTGTTGAGCTTGGTCACGTTTTAGCAGTTAGCAATGGGGGCAACACAAGCGGAGTGCTTGAGGTTCAGGTTAATAATGAATCAGCGGTGCATGAGCTTGAGCAGGAACTAAGTGAACAAATAACAGAAAATTATAATGAAATTGAGTTGAACAGGAACTCAATAACTTCTTTAAATGACAAAGTTGATGAATTATATCCAGTTTATCCATACACAACTTCAATTGCTGGTGGAATAGGTTCAATTAAAAACCTTCGGGACGCTGATTTGAACTCTGGTTATCGTTTAGATACTGCAATAACAAGTGTTACTTTAGGGTCTAATTGCAAATCACTAGGATCGCAGACTTTTCAAGGATGTGATTCTTTGGTGGAATTTTATTATCATAACTCAACCGCTGGAACAATCGGTGATATGTGTTTTGAAAATTGCATTAAATATGGTCAAGGCATTAACGCTGGTGGCAATGGTTTTACATTGGGCAGAAACATTACTGCAATTGGAAATTCATCTTACCGAGGTTGCACATCACTAAAGACAGTTCGTTTATCAGATTACGACCTTGCCGCAGTTGGTCGCTTTACTTTTGAAGGATGCACTGCATTAGAAGAGTTTACATTTCCACAGCAAACTGGTGGTTCTCAAAACATTTTTACAGTAGTTTCTGAATCTGTTTTAAGAAACTGCACAGCATTAACGCAAATTGAAATACCAAGTACCGTTACTGAAATCCAAGCTGCTGTATTCCGTGATTGCACAGCATTGTCCTCAATTAGATGCTATGCAACGGAAGCACCAACTTTAGTCGGAGTAAATCAATTTTTGAATGTTAATACTACAACCATTAACGTTCCAGTAAATTCAACAGGCTATGGCACTACATACGCTGGTTTAACGGTCAATTATATCTTATAATGAACGATCAAATTCTAGAGAATATTATTTTTAAATCACTCATTGGAATGAGTGGCTTTATAGCTACATTTGAATTGAACCATATAAACGAAATTCTAGGGGCATTGGTGGGATTAGCTACCTTAATATACATGACTGCATCCGCAGTAAAAGTAATCAGGGAACTCAGAGACAAATAACATATGACACCAGAATTATTAGCAATGCTAGGCGGGGGAGTAAGTGGCTTCGTCATGAAGATGATCGCGGCACAGGCTGATAATCAAGCACGTCTTTTTGAGCGTATGATCGCTCGTCAGACAGTAGCGGATAAATCAGCGGATAAGGCAGCAGCACGGGGTGGTGTATATATGCGTCGTGCAATTACGGCGGCAGTTATCTTTGCTATTGTAATAGCCCCATTTGTCTTCGCATTCACGGACATAGGTGTTAGTATTCAATCGGAATCCAAAGGCTTTCTAGGGCTATTCAAGCGTCTAGAATGGTCCACTGTACAGGGTTTTGTTATACTACCAGAGATCCGCCAAACAGCATTGGCAATTGTTGGATTTTATTTCGGTTCATCACAGGTTAAATAATGAGGAAGGTTCACAAGAGCACTAAAGGTGGTCTTACTGCCGCAGGTAGAGCCCACTTCAAGAGAAAGACTGGAGCTAATTTAAAAGCCCCAGTTACTGAGTCCAACCCAACTGGTAAAAAGAAAGCCAGAAAGAAATCATTCTGTGCTAGAATGTCTGGTGTAAAGGGGCCAATGAAGGATTCCAAGGGTAAGCCCACACGCAAGGCACTGGCACTACGCAGGTGGAAATGTCAATAAAAATTAAATAAATATGTCTACAACAACAATTACTGGAACAATTCACGGAGTCAATAATGCGGCTCTTGCTAACAAATGGATTAACTTTCGACTTGCTCAGCTTGGCACGGATGCAGTTGCATCAGTTACGGTGGCAGAAAGTGTGGACTCCGTTCAAACGGATGCTAATGGTAATTTCTCAATTGATGTATGGAACAATGGTGACAGTGGGACAACAAGCTTACTTGAGATTGCTGTAGAGGGTTCTGATACTCAATATGTTGTTATGCCCAAGGATGTAGCTAGCATTGAGCTATGGGATTTAATTGAAAATTATCAAGCAGAGGGCAACACTTCTCAAGTCCCCGTTGTATCCGACCTATTTCTTCGTAAGTCAACTAACTTAGGAGATGTACCCAACAAGCTTCTTGCTAGTCAAAATCTTAATCTTGAAATTGGAACCGATGTTCAAGCACACAGCTCAATTTTGGACGCAACTGACGCAATCTTTACAGTATCCAAGGATGCTGCAATATCAGAAAACACAACAAAGACCGCAACCAACGAAGGGAACATCGCAACTAATGCAGCGGCCATTGCTCTTAACACGGCAAAAGTTGGCATCACGACAACTCAAGCGAATGCCATTGTAGCTAACACTGCTAAGGTTAGCAATGCCACTCATACTGGTGACGTTACGGGGGATACTGCATTAACCATTGCTGACGATACGGTTACGGTAGCAAAAATATCTGCATCAGGAACTCCAAATGCAACAACCTTTCTTTCGGGTGCTGGTACTTGGTCGATACCAGCGGGTGGTGGTGGTAGTGGCAGTGGCGATATGTTAGCTGCGGTCTATGACCCTCAAGGGGTTCAGAGCAATGCATTTGATATGGCAAACATGGACGAATCCATTAGTGCTAAAATTTTAACACAATCAGAGCGAAACCTAATTTCTCAGATCCCAGCAAACACAGCCAAGACTGGCATCACTCAGGCTCAAGCGGATGCTATTGTATCTAATACAAACAAGATTCCAAATGCTTCAACAACTGGAACGCCCAGTACAACAACGTTTCTTAACGGAGCCAATCAGTGGGCAACGCCAGTAGGACTTGGTGGCGATATGCTTTCCTCGGTGTATGACCCAAACGCCCTTGCCGTCAATGCCTTTGACATGGACAACATGGTCGAGGGAACAGATACTAAAATTCTAACATCAGCAGAGCGAGCTGAAATCATAGCAAACACGAACAAAGTTGGCATTACGACCGAACAAAACAATGCTATTGTAGCTAACACTGCTAAGGTCACAAACGCTACTCATACTGGTGACGTTACGGGGGATACCATATTAACCATTGCCGACGATGCTGTAGACATTCCAATGCTTTCGGCAACTGGAACTCCAAGTGCAACAACATTCCTCCGTGGAGATAATCAGTGGGCAACGCCCGCTGGTGGCAGTGGTGGCGATGTAGCTACGGACACTATTTGGCAAGCGGCTGGTGATTTAGTTGTGGGTCAGGGCAATGATGCGGCTGGTCGATTACCTATTGGTGCAAATAATCAAGTGCTAAAAAGCAATGGAACTTCCGTGTTTTGGGGTGATGGAACCACGAGCAATGCGTTTATAGATTCCAGAGTAGTAATTGATTTAATGAATACCGAGCGATGGGGTATCAATAAGAGCTCTACAGCCAACGAGTATTTTGTGCCAACTTGGGATAAGCCATACTACGAAATGCGTACAAAAATACCAGCTCAGTATTCGGGTTCAGCTATCTACACAGCTATAAGGTCAAATTTTTCAACTAACCCCACAAGCACGCTCGCTAGTACGATTGACTGGGATCGTCCATTAGGAATATCAATGGAAATTCAGTATAATAATCCTTTTACTCTTAATGATGAAATTTTTGTTGGAATAGGTCTTGGTACTACTACCAATCCATACACTATAGGCCCCTCAGTCGCGGACCCAATTTTTAATGCTGGAATTGCTTTCTCAATAAAAAATCGAGCTCTGAGCATTATTACAGCGGATGCTGCACTTTCAATTGGCACATCTAATATTGGGCTGCCTTGGGGCAATGTAGCCAATCCATCCAGTAAAAACTTTGCTCTCGTTTCAGATGGAAATGGAGTTGTTAGTGTATATGTAGATGGAGCTCTTTTTGGATCAAGAAACGTTACTGTTCCATCTGGAACTAGTTCAAACGCTGAAACAACTTGCATGATCTCAGTAAATGGCTATGAGAACAATGAACCATCGGGCACTAGAACCGCAAAAGTATTTGTAACAAATATTAAGAAATTCGTAGGATAATTTATAATATGAGCTTAGGAAATACTAGCATACACCAGAGTAGTGAAATACCAGAAATCACAAAGCTACCAAATGGTCGCATTCGTGTAGTTCGTAGGTTTGTAAAGTTCACTAGGGAAGATGTAGATAATGTAAACTTGGGCTCCCTTATGGGGGACTTTGGTGACTTGGATACAACTGGTGAACAAGTAGAGAATCAGGGGTATGCTAATTGCCGACTCATCGAGGTAGAGGTCGAGACATCCACGAAGAGATCCGCTGGAACTGATAGCAGCAGTTCAGTCCTAGTGCAGACCTACGAGACGCTCACCAGTGAATTTGTTGAGACAACTGATCCCACTGTCTCCTATACGGAGAGCGGGCTAAAAAAAATAACCAATGTGTCCCGTGCTGTTTCTGGCACTGTTAGTTCCAATGTAATTGGTGTGACGCAATTAATTACTGGTGAATTTCTAGCTAGCTCCAACATAGAAGACAACACAGCATTTGCAGAACTCACTGAAATTTATCTGGAGGCAGGTATATTGTCAGAGACACTGGACAATGTGAGCTCACAGAAAGCTAAGGTCATTGAGACCATCGGTGAAGATCCAGCTACCCCAGCGGGCTATGTGTTGGCCAAAAAACAGGAAAGCGATTTTGAAGGATTTCAGACCAATCAATTTACATTTTTAAAAAGTAATGTAGAATTATCAAGAACTAATGATAAGGTTGGAAGTCAGCTATCTATTACAATTGAGCAGTTTGATGGAACTCCAGCAACTCCAGCTAACTACAAGTTAGCTAACGAACAGATTAGCGATGTGCAAGGAATACCCACTAAGCGGTTTACATTCCTAAAGCCAAATATCCTAAGTGAAGAAGAGGATAAGGTTGGTTCTCAAAAATCTATTACAATAGAAGCATTTGACCAAGTTCCAGTAACCCCCAATGGATACCAATTAGCTAACGAACGAGTATCCGATGTTGCGGGTATTCCTACGCGGCGATACACTTTTCTAAAGCCATCAGTTCTAAGCAATTCCAAGGACAATGTTGGTTCGCAGAAGGCCATTACAATAGAAGCATTTGGTGAAGTTCCAGTAACTCCATCTGGATACCAACTGGCCGACGAACGGGTGTCAGAGGTTGAAGGAATACCCACTAAGCGATTTACGTTTCTAAAACCATCAATACTGAGCAAATCTGAGGATAAGGTTGGTTCTCAAAAATCTATTATAATAGAAGCATTCGGAGAGACACCAGCAACACCATCGGGAGGATATGTATTGGCTAGTAATACTGTATCTAGCTTTGAGGGGATCAAAACAAATCGATTTATATTCCTAAAGCCAAGCGTCCTGTCTAGGGTAATCCAGAGAAATAATAACGGTAGATTAATCATCGAAGCCGTAGAAGCCTTCAATAAAGTGCCTACAGCACAAACTTCTGGTGCAGTTCAAATTGGAACTGACGAAAGTAATGTTGATGGCATTCCAACAAAGAGATATACTTTTGCCAAGGGAGAGGGACAAATATCAGTGGAGAAGGGTCCTGCCCCAGCTCAACTATCTAATTGCACCCAAGTCACTGTTACTTCAATTGGAACTGCGGTTACTCCAACTGGCGTACTTATCTCTGAATCCGAGACTCAAAGCGATGGATATATTACATACGTAAAAACCGCAATTCAGGGAACCATTGTTGGCACAAAGCAAACGTACAAGGATGTTGTGGATGTTGTGGATGCTGGAACGGTTAATTGCACTAGTGTTGCAAAGAGCGTTGGAGGTATAAGTGGAACAATAGCAGTTACAAAAGTTACGCCCCCAAGGAATAAAACCCTAGCGGCAACCGTTACGGTAGAAATAGTAACATCTCCTCCCAATACACTAACACGGGCTTACGACTTGGGTGAAATAAGTTGCTCAGTTACATCCATTTCAATGTCCGAAAACTATCGAGGCACTGATGTGTTTACGACAGCAAGTGGCAACACTAGATTCTCTGGTCAACGAAAGACAGCGGATATGTCGGCTCGCATTAGCACTTACCCCAATTGCTATTTAACAAATTCAAGTAGCTTTGGCTCGTTTTCCTACGTATCATCCTATGAGAATGGTTCAACTGCTCCAAATATTCTATTGACATTGCCCCAATACAGTAGAACCAATACATTTGCCGACGGAAATGGATCAACATCGGCCAACTACTCCACTACGGGTGTGGTTAGGAGAGAAAGTAGACCTATCCTCAATGCATTAAATGGAACTACTTACTATGAAGTGATAACTTGGAGTGTATAATATGGATAACGATAACTTTTACTCTAATCCTAGAAAACCCATGTTACCTTGGGCATCATTTGATACTGAAGAAATTTTGGCGGGTGGCGAAATGCAATTTGATGGTGATAGTCCATCCCAAAGTGAGCAAACTGGGGGTGGTGGTGGAGATATAGGCGGTGAAAATCAGTTCATGATGACAATTAATGGAACACAGGCCACTGATCTTGATCCAGAGGGGCAGCCAATTCCATCCGCAGTTTTTTCCTTTAGAGTGTTAGCGGGGACTGTAACATTCCAAGGAGATGAATTTGATGGTGAGCTAACACAACCCGTAGAAGCATACGGACCAGAGAATGTTGAGTTTCCAGCGGGTTCAGCCACTGAACTTTACTTTTGTTATTGCAAAGTAACATTTTCAAGAGACCCACAAAACCCTAATTCAAGAATTACTGAAATTGACGAAACTGAAATTATATTTGGTCGTGCTGCAGAAGTAACTGCAGCATTAGATATGTGGAGCGGGACCAAAGAGAATCCAATATATATATTTAAAATTGGATACCTTTCCGTTACGCAGGATGGACCCTCACGAAGATTCGTGTATGCCATGGTTTTACACGTTGGACCGTTTAATTACAACTCAGAGGTTCTACCAATTGAGCTCCAAGTAATAGTAGATGAGGACGGAACGAACGTGGTAAAAACATTAAAACTAAAAGGAAATCTTGAAGATGCCAGCTAACCCTGTGTTAAGAGCTGGTCCCTGTGCTGGTACTAGCATTGCAAATGCCTTTGTGGACTATCCAACTCCATTCAGTGACAGCATTGCTGCAGATCCAAGCCCCCCATTGGGATTGATATGGCCAGTGAATGCGGCAAAATATCACTGGGACGTAGAGGGAACTGATGACCCTAAACCCAGCAATAAATGGAGAGCTTCTAAGTGGGACTTCCGTACTAGCCTAGGTGAGACTGGTAAAAGAAAAATAGTCCCCATGACTAGCTCAACTCAATTTACATTCTCAAGGAGCTCACCGCCCTCATCTCCCGCTGGTGGAGCGTTTTTATCATTTAAATATCAAGCAGCAGTTGATTTTACATTTACAGTAGAATGGACGGCATCACTAACCAATAGCCCAAATCGAATTGACTTTGATATTAAGCTAGAGGATGAGAATGGGCAAGATCAAATTCTATTTGAAACACAAGTTGAAAAACCCACTGGGAGTGATAGTGGAACCTTTGTAGCTACCTTGCCAGCTACCGTAAATCCCCGTAAATTTTTAATAGCAATGTCCGCTGGGGGAACTGGAACGTTTACAGTTAAATTTCCAGACTTACCAGCATCCTAACACTTAAACTCCGTATGCTATAATAGCAAAATATTATGTCAACTTTCTCATATCAAGGCGATCCCACTCAATACGGCAATAACAACAGATCCCTACCTAGGGATCAGGAGAATCTACGTCAGGCTGCCGCTGCTAATCAAGGCAACGAAGAGGGGGCGGGGATACAAGGTGCTGCCGAACGGACTGGAAACTTAGTTGATATAGCTTCCTACGGGAACCTTCTAAATAAGGGTGTAGATATGTTTTCAAAGTACAATCCAAAAGCCCTACTCCAATCGGCGGGTGCTGTAAATAGTGCAGACGGGAATGTTATGAAGCTTGGTAGATCCCTTATTCGCGGAACCCTTGGTACGGGAAAGGGTCCCAGTGGTAAGATGCCCAAGGTGGCGGGCTTGGCTACAGTTGGAAATATAGGAAGTGAAGTCTTCAGGGCTTTCGATAAAGAGGAACGCTCTGGCTTCGAAGCACTGGGCGAAGGCATCGGCCAGTGGGGTGCGGACTGGTGGTACGGTGATACAAGTCAAAAAGCAATGACCCCCCAAGAGCTTGAGGCGATACGTGGTGGAAAAAATCCAAACAAACCAATCACCGAGACCGTAAACAATACTAGCACTGCACCGTTCAATCCGAGTACTGGCTACGGGGGTTCTAGTGAAGTGGTTACTGGCTATGAGTCAATGAAACCCAAATCACAGGAGGAGCTAGCTGCGGCAGCCAATGAGGACTACGCATCACAATTTGAAGGAGCCTACCAGAATAAGGATGGAAGCTATACTGGCCTAACAACAGCGGGCAAATCGCAGTCAATGACTCCAGAGCAATACGCCTCGTATGCTGAGCAGCAAAGGCTTGGCTTAAACAATCCATATGCATTACCCATGGGGGACTACACTTCAGTAGCTGGAACCCAAGGATTTGTCCAACAGCCATTGAACTATAGACCCCCTGTGCCGCCAGCACCGATAGCAACGCAAGCAACGCAAGCAACGCAAGCACCGCAAACTAGCCCTCAAATAGAAGCTCAGGGCAACTTTGCGGAAGCACGGGACAGTGGGACTATAACCCCAGATAAGATTCGTGCCGCCGAGGAGTATGCTGCATCCATGGGCAGAGAATTTGATCCAGAAATGGGATACACTAGCGAGTTTGATCCAAGTATCCTAGCTAAATACAATGCTGAAAGGAATGCTAGTCAGCAGGGAGGTCAGCAGGGAGGTCAGTATGGCGGTCAACAGAATATCCAACAAGCTCAGGGTCGTTCTAGCTACGCAACTGAATCCGCAGCCAGAGAGGCTCGTATGGACGCAAGACCAGATTTTGGTTCAGCACAGATGCGTAATTCGGATGGCAAGATGGTAACAGCAACAAAGGAAACTAGAGCACAGCGTGACGTAGAAAAGGGACTCAAACAAGAAGCTAGGGCGGCTGGATATACACCAGCACAGACTCGCACTTATGTTGCAGACCAGATGCGAGAGCGTTCTGAATCAACCAGTGATCGTGACTTTGAGCTAAAGCTAAGGGAACAGAACTTCAATCAAGGGGAGGCTAACTTAGCTAAAACCCTAAAGGGACTACAGGAGGGGACCGACGTTGAGGAGGAGGATTACTTTGGTATAATTTCAGGACTAGGGGATTTGGGTGTCGGTATTGACACCGAGACTGGGAACCTTACTTATATGAAAGATCGTGAGGGATGGTTTAGATTTGGCGAGGAGGAGGTGAATCTTACACCAGACTCGGAGCTATATGATAAGATAATGCAGATGGAGGGTGGTGCAGCATTCCTAGCACCCCCAAAGTACGTAGTAGAGCTGTTGAAGACAGCAAAGGAGGGGGATTCAATCCTATCGGAGGATGGAACAGGAAGAGTATACCAAGTAAAGAATGGCAAACTAGTTCAAATAAAGTAAAGATTATATATGGCTAATAAGGCGAGAATAATTTCTGAGGAAGAGCTTAATGAGTTGTATCCAAAAAACGAATCCAAGTCGAAAAACAGTGCTAGAATAATCTCTGAGCAAGAACTTGAGGATTATACCAGAACCAAGAGCCTATCGGAATTAAACGAAACTGCCACCATCGGAGATTACCTTCGTGCAGTGCCAGCTACGGGTGTTGACATTGCTGCGGGTGCAGCAGAGGGCGTTGCGTCAGCCATCGGTGAGTTCACTGGGGATTATGATCTAGCTAGGAGCATTTCTGAAACTCGCACGGATATAAATGATGCGATCATGGGTGATGCACCAGATTCCGTGAAGAGTGACTTTGCCTATAAGGTTGCGTCTGGATTGGGCAGTACAATCCCCTACTTGGGTGCTGCACTTTTAGCCAGAAAACCATCATTGCTAGCCAAGGTTGGTGCTAATGGTTTCTTCTTGGCATCCGCTGGTCAACAGGTTCGTGATGATTATTTGGGGACGCAGGGCGTTACATCGGAGACAGCCACAGATGAGCAGATGTCCGAGAGCAATAAGGTTGGTGCTATTGGTGCTATCCCCATTGCAATGGCAGAAAAGCTTGGTGCTGGAGTTATTCTAGGTGCATTCAAAGGCGGGGCTATCCCTGCGGGTCAGGTAATGCAACGCATTTCTCAGTATGCTATGGCGGGTGCTGGTGAAGCAGCTACGGAAGTTGCTCAGTCGGGTATCATTAATAGCATAGCTAGCTACGTTGGTAAGTATGATCCAGAGCGTCCCATCACGCAGGGAATGGCAGAGTCCGCATTGATTGGTTTCCTAGTTGGTGGTGGTGTAAATGCTGGTATTGATACAGTAGAGCGAGCTGTTACCCAAGCGGACAGACTGCAAGCGGGCGTTAAGGACGGAAGTATCAACGCAAAGGATGTTATAGATGAGGACATCGGTAGCAAGTTTGCGGCAATTGCAATGGAGAATGATGGTGTGCCAGAAGCCGATGGGTATCGGGAAGCACAAATCACCGATCCCAAGGGTATGTCTAACTTTATATCCAAGACACTCACACCCCTTAGCCAAAGGCTGGGTCGAGCTGGCAAAGAAGTTGTTCGTGAGTTTCGTAGGTACGAGATGAATACTGGACTAAAGCTAAAGGAGTTCAAGGATGCAACATCTCCCTTTAGTAAGAAAATGCTTGAGCTCAAGAAGAAGAGCCCAGAGGATTACAAAATACTTTCACAGGCACTAGCTAATGCCAATGAACTATCTGCACCCCTGCCCAGTAGTGTTCAAAAAGACCTAGAGCAGAAAGCACAGCTTCAGCCAGAGGTCACGCGATCCGCTAGTGAGCAATTGCTGGACACTACCAATGAAAATGCACAAACCATCAATGAGCAGATCGGGTTGGCACGCAAGGCACTTGAGTCCTCTGGTCTGAAGACTAGGATTCAAGTTGTTGAGTCTGGTAACTCTTATTACGATCCAAGCACCAATACAATAGCTATTAGTGCCACTGAAGCGGATACAACAACCGTTGCACACGAATATTTTCATGCCGTACTAGGGCAAGCCGTAAAGACCGATGTAGAATTGCAGAGCATGACTCGCAATATGTTTGATAGTGTCATTCGTGCTACTGTATCTGGATCATCTATCAACGAGCAGCTAAAGGGATTTGTTTCTCAGTATGATTCCAATGTGCAGAACGAAGAGTTTCTGGCACAGACAGTTGGCGAGCTAGCTAGCCAGTACGAGACGCTGGACGTAAACACAAGGACACGTATTAAGGTCTGGATAAACCAAGTGATGCAGAAGCTAGGTGTGTCCAGTGTATTTAAGGAGGCTGAAACGGATGCAGAAGTTATTGATCAGCTAAATGCATTTGCTAGGTTCTCTGGCAGTGCAGAGGGTCTTACTGGAGTTATGAGTTCATCTCAAGCGAGCCAGCTATCCAATGGGGAAATAACTGGGATGGGCTCGCCAGTTCGTGGCACTAGGTTCCAGCAAGCGGACTATAGTGAGATGCAGGACAACATTTTTCCAGACAAGCCATTACCATTGTCACTTATAACAAAGAAGAACAAGATAGATATAAGTGCCATCATGGATGACGTTATTAACAACAATAAGAGGGTAGCATTCTTTGCTGCGGATCAGTTGGGCGTTGGAAAAAATGGAGACTTTGATCTGGATGGGGGACCATCATTCGCCTTCACCAAGAAGGGCGTTTTTTGGATGAGCGGAAGCAAGGACAAGTTAGATAACTCTACGGCAATGAATAAGTATGCCGAGGAATCCGACTACATATTTGTTTTTTCTGGAAGTGCTACAATGCACACCTTCAATAAAAGCGTATTCAATGGATTTGCCAAGTCAATGAAATCCAAGTATAAAACTTACGATGCTTTTAGGGATGCATTCATTGAGGGTATTGGCAGTAATCCCAATAAGGAGGCGAAAGCTGTAATAGATAATTTAAATAGATACAAATCCTTTGATTCCTTCAGGGACGAAGGGGATGGATCCCCTCCACCCAGAAAAGGACTACTAAATTACATTGATAAGTTTTCACAAAAAACCAATGACACTCCCACTAGGCAGTTTCTTCGTGGATTAAACTTAGACTTAGATTCACTTAGGGATAATTTTTATAAAGAAAACGATTACGGATGGCTGGACTTAATGGTGGTCGGAAAACCCAAGGGTAAAACGAAAAAGGGCGACTTCCACAGCACATACGCAGATCAATTCATGGGGGAAACTCTTGGAGTTCCCGATAAGAAAGTTAATCTCAAGGATCTACTATCCGTCGATGAGTATAACAAGTTGATCTCAAAGTTTGTAGCGGACAGGAAAAGAAAAGCACTAAAGGATAAGTCAGAGGCTTTTACTGAGGATGCAATTGAGAAGCGGATGGCTAAATATAAGCAGGAGGTCTCTCAGCTTAAGAGAATTGCCAATGATCCACAGGCACAGGCAGATAGGATACAGCAGAAGGAACTGGACTTCATTGCAAAAATGGAGTACACCACTGAGCGGGAGGAGAGTGATCGTCAAGCAGCCGAAGAGCCCCAGTCATCCTTGGCTGACAAAATTAACTACAATGCGGGTGGAATGAAATCCTATGACGCAAGTCAATTAAGGAGCCTAAACCCCCAGCAGGTAGCCAGTGCCATATCTAGGAAGAAGCCAGTTAAGATTGCTAAAGCAAAGCCAGCTACACCAGAGCAAATTAAGTCTGGAGCTAAAGCAGCACGCAAGAGTCAGTTAGATAGGTCAACTGCATCAGTTAATTTTAGAAAGTGGATGGGCAAGGGTCAATTAATTCATGATGACGGTGAGCCCATGGTATTGTACCACGGCACGAAGGGAGAGTTCGATGAGTTTACTTCCAAGAAAAATTTAGACCAAGATTCGTCTACACCAAACTGGCTGTACTTTGCAACGAACCCACAGCTAGCTGAGCAGATGGCCGCTCATAAAACTGGCTACAGAGACGGTAAGGATGCGGACGATAGACTGCAAAAATACTACGAGGAATTTAGTCAGCAAGATAAGAAGGTGGATTACGGAGAGCTCGACAACAATCTATCCAGATTAACAAGGGAGGATGGCTACGTAAAAGAAAGGACTGGAGTCCTCCCCGAAACATTTGAAAGAAACTTTGCATTGAGCATAATGCCCGTGTATCTAAATGCTAAGAATGTTTGGGATCCAACAAACCCAGATCACGTAAGTAAGCTAATGGCTAAGCTTCGTAAGAACAAAGAGTGGGAAGGTGACTACGGCTATACCCAAGAGGAAATAGCTTCTGGTGAGTTTAGGTTCATCGAGAACGCGATAACCACAAAGGCACTTAGTGACCTTGGGTTTGATGGTGCAATGCTGATGGAGACCAAGGCAGATGGCCTAAGCACTATAGCAATTTGGGACAAAAATGGGGTAAAGTCAGCCACTGGGAACAATGGTGAGTATAGCTTAAAGGATAATAACATTCGCCGCCAGAAACCCAGAACAGCAAGTGACGAGGAGATGGCACGCGGGCTGTCCAATGATGGTATGAGAATCTTGCAGAAGTATGGCATGACCGAGGACTATAAGGGCGTTCGCAGTGTACTTGATCGAATCAAGGGTGAGTATGAGGATTTGGGTTTAGACAAGAACTTCATTGAGAATTATTTCCCAAGGTTAGTCCAAGATTTAAATGGACTCAAAGCTTCCTACGGTCAGAAGACTGGTATTGTTGACCAAGAGATTCGACGCTACGAGAAGACAACGGGGCAAACCCTATCGGACATTGAGCGTCAAATGATGTTTGAGAAGCTAGCTAGATCCAATATGTATCGCAGTGGCTTGAGTGCTCCAAGCAACATGAAGGAGCGGATTACGGACTTTATCGATGAGCCCCAAATGAAATACTACGCTGATCCAGAAGTAGCATTAGATAACTACATAGATAAGATGGTTAATGCCATCGAGACAAAGAGGCTCATTGGGGACTCTGCGTCTGGCAAGACACAGGGTGCTGATCCAGTGGCTGGTAGGTTGGGTGAGGTTATGGACAAGATGGCCAGTGAGGGAAGGCTGCGGGACGATCAGATTAACCTCATTCGGGGTGCTATAGATGCACGATTCGGGAGCCACGGTGCTCAGTATGGATTTATTAAGGGAGCCAAGAACATGGGCTACCTAGCTACGATGGGTAATGTGGGATCAACTCTCACTCAGTTGGGTGACTTTTACTTTACGATGGTTCAGAATGGCTTGATCCCCACGGTGGAAGCCGCACTGGGACGCAAGGATCTTACAGTTGAGGACTTGGGCATAGCCAAGAATATGGTTGAGATTGATAGCAAGCAGGGTGGTGGTATGTTCTCCAATAGCGTGAATAATGTCTTTAAATGGACGGGTTTAACGGCAATGGATCGCCTTGCTAAGAACACAAACATTAATGCCACGCACAAAGTTCTAACCAAGGGTGCTAAAGCTGGACAGAACACCAATAGCTACAAGAAAACCCTAGCTAGGCTCAAGAGGGTGCAGGGAAATGATGCATACAAGACAATAGCTGACCTAAAAAATGGTGTAAAGAGTGAGTACGTTATCGAGGCTATATACAATAATCTTGCTGATGTAGCACCCATATCTCTTACCGAGATGCCAGAAGCCTATGCGGGAAATCCAAACCTTCGCATTATGTATAGCCTAAAGTCCTATACCATTAAGCAGTTTAACTTTGTTCGTGAGCGAGTATGGACAAAGTTAATGCAGGGCATTGCCACCAAAAATCCAAAGATGATTGGAGAGGCATCCACTGATATGATGAAAATCTTAGCCTTTTCTACCCTAGCTAATGGTAGCTCAGATGTTCTTAAGTCGATTATATTCAACCGAGAGATCGATGAGGAGGACTTCATGTGGAATACACTCCTAAGAATCTTTGGCATTACCAAGTACACAACTGTTCAAGTTAGAAAAGAGGGTCTTGGTACGGCTGCACTGAAAACAATTGCACCACCCCAATTCGGGATGATGAGTGATGTATTCAAGGATGCACAGGAGATGGAGAGAATCCAAGATATGCGTAGCGTTAAGTACGTGCCATTCGTTGGTAAGCTATACTATTGGGCAGAGGGTCGCGGTGTTGAGATCGAGGAAAAGTTATCTCGACTCAGAGAAAAACCGTTGTATCAGGAGGTAACTTATCCCGATCCACCGAGACAGAAGTAGAGTCCGACGCATTCTTGCTAACTAATATATAGGGTATCTTGTATAGGTCATCTGGATGAATCTTGGATAGTAGGTCATCCCTGCCGTATTTCTTTCTTGAGTACATCTTATACATACAAGCTTTGGGGGAGCTAACATGAGCATCCTTATCTACCAAGCTATCTACTAGTTTGATCAAATCCTCCTTGCATACAATCTGAAACTCATCCCTTCGCTCAAAAGCAAAGTGGGTGGCTTTCCCGTATAGCCAGCCAGCCTTCCCCGATATGCCCTTGAACTCAATCCACAGGGTTTCTGGGTCTTTTATGGACTTAACATCTACGTCCATTGATACGTTACAACGGAAGTCTATGTGGTCAAACTGCCCATTGTGCACTCCAGTTAGCTCAATGTTTGAGCCAAAGAAACCATCTATGGATTTCTTGAAGTTACTTTCAGCGGTTGCCCCCTGCTCGCTGGCTCTGCCAGTTCTATCCATTTCGTTTCTATATGATTTCATTTGAAAAATGCCTCCCCACCTAGTATTAGCTAAGTGAGGAGGTTGTGTTTTCTCATCGGATTTAATAAAGGAGGGAGAGAACGAAAACCCACCTTGCCAAAGATTGCTCGCTTGGCTTACCGATAAACTATTTATTCCTAGAACGGTTTACTGCTTTTGATTGAATACGGAGATTTCCACGTGAGGTGTTGCGGGGGTTGCGGTCTTTGTGATCGATGTCCTTTCCTAGTAGTTTCATTTTTCCGACGGCTTTCACCATCTTCCGTCTGGACTTCTTTCGGGCATCGTTACGCTTTCGCTGTTCGGGCTTGCTCTGGTAGTTATCGTATTCTTTTCTATAGTTTCTAGGCATTGTTAAATTATAACATGGATTGTTTATATTCCATGGATTTTGTCAAGCTATTCCTTCTCTATGCTATCAACTAGAACACGCTCCTGTAGTCTAGCTATCTTCTTCTTGAGCCCCTCAATGTCCTTATTTAGTTCCTCGTTTTGCTTACTTAAAACATCGCAGGATCTAGTCATTGCATTGAGTCCACGAACTAGAACGGATTCTGTGTCTGGCTTAAATATTTGAACTGGTTTTTTATCGGTCATAGTGAGTTTGTTGGTTCCTTATTTAGTGCGGCTATTGCCTGTTTTAGTTGGTTGTTCTCCTCCTGTAGTCGAAGGTTCTCATTCTTAATGTAGGCGAAGTCCTCCTTTATTGCAAGAAGTATATCGCTTAGTTCTCTTATTGTTGTTACCATAGGTGTTTTGGTTGTGATTTATACGTGATTCACTCTATATCTTTTGTTCCTCTGTTGGTTTAATATAGAGGGATGAAAATACTATTACTCGTCCTATCTACCCTAATTCCATCAATTTCATTAGCCGATCCAGCAGTAAAAATTTTATGCGATCACGGGCTAACGCACTCCGTCGCAAAAGTTAAAACGCTTTACGCAAATGTTGGGGATCATATTTTTTATAAGGAGACAAAGGCATCCAACGGGATGCTGTTGCTCACTGATGGAGGAGTTGATAAGTTCAAAGAAGGTGAAGTAAGTAATCGTGTGGTAGTTGCGGTTGTAAAGAATTATTCATAGGAATGTCCATAGTGATCGCTACTGAAAGCGTCCGATGTGATTGATAAACTTGAAGCGTCCCTTTAGATCACGCTCGCCCTCTCGGTTCTTGGCTACGTTGTAGTCCATCTCTAGGTAGCTAACCCCATTTGGATCAATGGTTCTACAAGTGTCAATGTCACCACCCTTTGGCCACATCAGTAGAGCTATGTCCGCGTCATTCTCAATATCCCCAGAGTCCTTTAGGTCGTAGAGAACTAGCCCAGAATCCCGCATAGCACCAGTCCTGTTAATCTGAGCTAAGAGAATTACGGCTACGTCCAACTCCATTGCCATCTGCTTAACGCCGTGTGATGCCTGTGAGATGCCCTCATGCTTACTCATCTTTGGGTTGAATGGTATTAGTTGCAAGTAATCCACCACGATAATTTTTATGTCGTGCTTTCTTTTGAGTGACCTAGCCTTCGAGCGAAGATCGTCGATACCACGGACATGGTGAACAGTGTAAATTGGAGCCTCACCAATCTTATCAATAGCGTTGTCCACTAGGGTGGATTCGTGGGGAGTAATAGTCTTATCTACATATTTCTTTAGATTAACAGCGGAGCAGGTTTGAGTCATCCTCTTGGTTAATTGCTCTGCTGGCATCTCAAAACTAAAGATAGCTGATGGTATGTTACTCGATATAGAGTTCCTAAGAACAAAGTTCAAAGCCAACTGGGATTTTCCACATGAAGTTGGTGCGGCTATAACGCACACTTCTCCCTGTGCGATGCCGCCCTCATCGAGCTTGTCATCCAAGTGCGGTATACCAGTGGATATTTTCTTTGATACGTAAGTCCCGTCACTAATGCTATGTAGCCTCTTCTTTAGATCGCAAGCCGCAGTGGACAATGTGTTGTCGGATTCTTTACTTGAATCCATAATTTTACGAATTTCTGCCTCAGTCTTTGAAGCTACGTCAGTGGAGTCCACGTTTTCATTCAAGGATTCCAACTGCATTCTATAGTGCCTAGATAATTGCCTAGCCCTGCTCTTACCTAGAACAATTTTTGCAGCAGCACGCCCAGCCAGCGGAGTGCACGGGGAGTCCATTAGTGTCATAATACGAATAACACCACCCACATCATCCAGCATATTATTACTGCGAAGCTGGTTAGCTACGTTTACCTCATTTACTTCATCATTATTGTTAATAACTTTGCCAATGCTACTGAATATAGCCGAGTTCTTCCCACTGGAGAAGTCATCCTTGGTTATAATATCCGATAGCTCATCGTATAATGATCCATCTGATTCTGATATGCAGCTTGCTAATACGGATTCCTCTGCCTCGATTGCGTTTAGTTCGTTCATGGTATTTTATTGGGGTTTAGTTTTATAACTATTTGTTTTTATATTTATTCCTTATTTGTCTGATTGCTGAAATGGATACCTTTAAATGATCCGATAGTAGTGCCGCTGGAATATCAATGCTCTTTTCAATTATGTTACGAGTTTTTTCTGAGATTTTTGAGTATGGTCTGTAGTTGGATTGTATGTAATCCTCAACACAGATCTCCTGTATTAACCCAGTGCGTTTTGCACGTATGATATCCCTGCGTGCCATCTTCCAGAAGTTCTTGCGGATATCCTTATCACCGTCCTCCGAGAACTCTCTGTCGTATGCTTCCCTGTAGTTATCAATGTAATCCTTCATATTAAATGTCGTTAAGTTCCTCTGGTAATAGTCCCAAGTCAATCCTTCTTTTTGTTTCCTGCCAGCAAGCGATGTTCCAAAGAACAGCACCGAAGTGATCCTCGTCTGTCTTTTGATCACACAATGCCCATAGGTGTCGGTTTGCGGCATCACAGTATCGTGAGAGCGGAATGCCCTTCTGCCAGTTATCCCTGCCGTATTTAATAGCTCCGTCCTCAAAGCGTTTAGCTAGGGATTTAAGAGCACACGTTGGGATTAGGGATGGAAGTCCTTTGCCCATCATTGCGTCCCTAACTGCACCTGTATTAAAGTTTGTCATTTTACCACTTGATGGTAATGTAGATATATCTGATGAAATCATTATTCTTTATATTTAATTGTTGTTGTAAAAAGGGGCGGGGAATACCAAAACCCCGCCCCTTAGTTACTACGCCTCTACTACCCCTAGCAGATTATTCAAAGGGTGATTCGCTAGCTACAGCCTCCTTGGGCTCCTTTAGCTTAACTGAAAGCGAATAGAACGGAACACCCGCCTTGGATTCCTTCTTCCAAGCGTTGATGTAATATTCAGTGCCGCCCACATCGATTGTGCCACCCAAGTCTGGATGGGTTTCAGTTTTCTTGCGGTCGTTTTTAAACATAGCTCCGCGATTTGTGTTATCGTATTTTTCCATTTTTCTAGTTCCCTATATTAGGTTGTTGTTTGTAGCTGCCTTGCTGGTAGCTTGAGAGTCTTTTCCGTGCTTGTTTGTAGCATCCGCGTCTTTACAGTCGTCGATACAAAGCAGTCCATTGAGAGCATACTTTCGAGCATAGGATGAGGAGCTACCAGTAATTTGGCTTTCGTCCATACCTTTTTTTGTTTCTGCTTCACGAGCAAACCCCACGGAGTCAGCGATTCTTGTGCCGTCGCTCAATAACATTGCAATCGATTTTACATATACACGACCCTCAATGCTTACGACATCATCGCTAACAATTAACGCACAATTGTGCTTTTTAAGTAAAGGCTTTACAGCCTCTAAAATATCTTCGGCACTGCGGTATGCGTAGTTGCCAAAGTTATTGCGTTGTCCCTTGGGAGCTTTTAACTCCGTTTGGATTTCTGATAGTATGTTTTTATTTTCCATTAGTAATAAGTTTACGATATAAAGATGTTCTCTGTTTTGAGTTAGTGCAAGCTTTTATTTCACTTTTTTTCGCTTTTAGCATTTTTAATGCAAACACCTGATCCTCAAGAACTAAGCGATTAAACCTAGACGCTAATTGCTTTAATCCCACTGGATGAAGGTAATCTGTATCACCTTGATCCAAGTAATCCGCAATGTTTCTTAGCACTTCCGATAAGCTCAATTCGGAGCTTGTGCCGAAGCGTCTAAAGCTATTCTCAACACGACCCAAGAAGGTGTTGCCCTCCATTGATATAACTCCGCGAACCATACCACTCACATGATTGTGATCCACACAGGGATTAAAGCATCCAGTCTTCATCACTGGACACTCCTTTGGTAGATTCTCGTTTCGGTATTGGGCTAATTGGGAATGCTTTAGATACTTCATGTTTTTCTATATCGGTTATTGTTATGATTAGGTTACGCTTAGTCGCCATAGTAGTTTCTTTGCCTTTTCTGGCTTTGCCAAAAGCAAACTTGATGGCGTTCGCCTCCGAGTTAGCTATCTTCCAAGTCCCGTGAACAAAGTCCCTACCGAACTCCCTATACTTTATTAGATAAGCTTTCACTAGACATTCATGAAGTCCATCCAATATAATTCGGAGGTTAGCTTGAAGCGTTCAATGCCCTTCTGCATTTGCTTCCAAGTCCACTCCTTGTGATAATGCTTCTTGGATCTAATATCCACGCACACACTCATGATTGTAGGTAGATACTCTAAGTCCCACATCCTAGCTAGCATCCAACTCTCGATAGCTAGCTGAGTGCAGTCCTTCTTCTCGTAGAACTTACCACCACGACCCTTGCAGTCACGGCACTTGTAGTCAGCCATGAAATACTTACCATCAGTTAGCTTGCCAATGAAGTCCACTGAGCCAGCAACCTTAATCTCTTCGTCCCAAGTAATTAACTCACTGGCTACGGGTTCGATTCGTTCACCGTTAATGTATTTAATGAAGGGTTCAGCCCACTCATCCCATTCGGAGTTCATCTTGGGTTTCTTGTTAGCTATAATAGCATTCGTGTGATCCTCCAATCGACCATGAACGGTTGTCCCGAACTCAGAGGATGTTATCTCTTCACCGTCAATGGGAGAAATACGCATACCATACTTACGTGTTTCAATCTCTCGCTGACTAGCATCGGGAAATTCCCTAGCTAGCTTAATGTATTGCTCTGGAGACCAGATGCCATCCAAAAATGGATCCTTGATAATACCCATGACAGTTGTCACCGATGGATAAGCACCGATTTTCTTGGCTTGTGATGGTGTTGCGGCTTTCGTTAGAAAGGGTTCGTTGTCGCAGTTGTAGAAATGGCTCATAATTAGAAGGGTGCTATATTTATTGTATTATTATTGTATACTGGTATTGGTGTTGCAGTTTTGTTATGGGTTGTTGCAGTTTTGTTACTGGCTTTTACAGATTTGTAAACGGCTTTTGTCCATCTCTTATCCTGCTTCACTTCATTCAGTATGCTAGTAGAAAGGCTATACCAACGAGTTTTGTCGTAAGCCATTCGATTAAATGAGTCGCTAACCAATACGGATTGCTTCTCAAGGTTCTTAAGGGTTCTCCATATCTGCATATCGGAGAAGAATGGAAAGATTGAACGCCAACCCTCTCTGGAGTTGAACGTCCAATGTTTTCCCTTGTGATAGTTTCTTCCATCTTTTTCGTTCAGTAGAACGTAGTAGATAATTTTATGCAGAATTATTGCCTCCTTAAGTCCATACTTTGCAGCGTGGTCTTCCTCGAATGCAAGCATGGTAATTATCCCAATAACTCCTTCATGTCCATGATGAACTCAAGACCCTCAAGCACTGACCGCCTGTCCTCGTATGGGTAGGATGAGATAATCAATGACGTTGCATCGTTGTAGAACTCTACAACCGCATCGCCCTCTGATGGATGACCAATGATATCCCAAGAGATGTTTTCATTGATCATAAAGTCCAGAATGTCAGACTTGCTTCGCTCCTTGGGAGTTTCAATCTCTTCGGGTTCAAGTTTCTCCCGTAGCTCATCCCTAAGAATATACTTTTCGCCCTGCAATAGATGACCAAAGTATTGCTCTTTGATGCAGTTATTTTTTCCAATTGCAATTACAATTGTTTCTGGGTGGTGGAATACCCCGTGTGTTTTTTCGTGTATCATATTTTTATTGGTTGGTTGGTTATGGTGGAGGTGGGAGGAGTTGAACCCCCGTGTCCTAGATAATCTAGGATCGAAACCCTTTCACCCCCTTCAGTGCATGAGATTGCAGATATGTAATAGGGTGTCAAATGTTTTTTTATAAAATGTTAGGAGCGGAGTTTGTCCATAGTAGTGCATTGCCGTCCGAAGGAAATTTTTGGCACAAAAAAAGCCCGCACCCCGAAGGATGCGAGCTGAGTTTTTTCCATTTTGGAAACAGTTGAGATGATTACCACCGTGCTCCGTCTGAATACTGATCCGAATTGCAACCCTCGCACAATCCGCAATGGAATACGTCAGGGCTGTCGCAGAACTCACAAGTCTCAGGCTCCTTAAGCGTAGCTACGGTAGCTAGCTCGTGAATCTTCAGCATATCTATCGCCAAGTCTTCGATGAGCTCCCAGATGCCATGGGGCTCCCAGTCTTCAAATGGTTGCCACCTGTTGTCTCGGATGAAGTCCGTCACCTCTTGCTCGTCTAACTCGAAAAAGTCCAATGGTAGCTCTTCGGTTAGGTAGAATTTTGATGCTCTTATATATGCTTGTATTTTATTCATGGTATTGATTTGGTTATGTGTTAAGATCGAGACTCGAGGTAGTCTTCAATGGCATACTCAATTGTGTCCCAGCAGATGCCTACGTTGGCATCCATTCCGTCTTCAAGTATGACCATCACCTCGTCGGCTTGATCCTCCGTTAGTTTAATGCCCATTTGATCCTGTGCGCGGGCGATGACATCGTTAGTTTCCCAAGTTATGGTTATTGTTTTCATATGTGTATGTGTTTATGTGTTTATTGGTTGGTGTTGGTTAGTTGACGGGTATTTCGTGTATATAGCCGTCATTGTCCTCAACAGACAGGGTGATGCGAGATATGTGCATGAAGCCGTCCTCTTGCCAGCAGTCAATCCCTTCCATCCAGAGTTCGATGAAGGTTGTCTGGTCGAACAGGTCTGCGGCAGTTAGATCGAATTTGCATTCACTGAAGGTTTCCGTGTCGGGTGCGTCTTCATCAAAAAGAAGTCTAATGACATTCTTGTTATCATCGTTGAGCGGTTGAATTACACGGGTAGGATCAGTCACATATGATCGACCACTTGGTTTGTGCTCTAGGTGTAGTCCACCTAGGTTTAAGTCAGCCTTTGATACGTCCTTTAGGTTGAAGTTTATGTCAACGTGCAGGAGTTTGATTCCGTCTATATTTTTCATGGTATTTATTTGGTTGGTTGGTGTTGGTTAATGGTATTGTAGCTAGCTAGCTACTACCAACTATCACCATTGTCTGGTAGGTGGTCGAAGTGATTGTGAGCATCCCTGTAGCCTTCTTCAGCTTGAGGATAAGCTGCCTTTGCTTGTTCAACAGTGTCATACATATCCATGAATTGCTTCATGGTCTGACCCTCAAGCACTGACCCCTTCGGGTATTCCCCGAATTGATAAACGCTGAATTGACCGTATTGGTTTTTTTCGATTGTGGTTTCCATTTTATTAAAGGCGGTTTTACTGATCCGCAAACAGTTTGGTATTGTAGCTAGCTAGCTAGCTATCTATCTGTAGAAAATGTGGCGACCGATAACGACCGTCACTGTCATGTGCTTTGCCCAGTAGGGCTCGCAGTAATTTGCATGGTAGTGATCTGCTCCCAGCGTGTGGTTCGTCACCTCGGATGCAACGATCACCTTGGCTGATCTCCACCTCGGATGTCTCTGGGCTATAGCTATTCCTCTAGCCAAGTCCATAGTGTTCCAACATGAGAACTGCTTGTATTCCAAGCACACATCCCATGGCGTTAGGCTACGCTTGAGTGATCGATTGATGATCACCTCATGCACTGCTTCCATTGACCCGCTGGCATATTCGCCACCAGCCTCCAAGATGAGGGTAGCGGCGACGATGTCCGATGGCGTTTGACCTCTACCCGCCGCCACGAAGGCGACGAGCATGATCAAGATGTATGTTATGACTTCCATTATTCTGTAGTTCATAATGATTAGTCCTTGAGGATTTCACGGAGCAGACGCTGGGCTAGCTCATTGGCATCACTTGCGATCACACTGCGACCGAAGTGACCATCCATCCGCTTGCGACCCGCTTCGAGAGCATACTGACAGGGCTCGATGTAAGCCGCGATAGCATTGATACCCATGTTGCGATAGCTCTTGGTATCGATGTCGTTATCACGTAGATAGCTATCAGTGAATACAACAGTTGTGGTGGATGCCTTGATCTTGGCGATGTGCGTCTTCATGCACGCCATGATGCCCTCGCCATTGCCAGACGGAAAGCGATCATTGACCCACTTGTCGGTATCATCCTTGCGAACCACATAGCTCTTGCATTTGTGATTGAATGAGCACGACAGGATTAGGTTGAGATCGATCAACTGCCTTTTAGCTAGCTCACGAAATGCTAGCACGAACTCACGACCACCATGCAATGCCCATGCATCACGCATGGAACCACTCATGTCAACGATCATGGTCACGCTACGCTTGCCATTGCTACGCTTGCGATTGATGAATGCACGATCACTGCCGCACATCGCCGCATTAGCGTGCAAGCGTGTTCCATTGCACGCTAGGCGATTGCGAGTGACCCTAGCTGACTGAACGATGCTCTTCATGCATCGAGCGATGCGACCAACTTGCTGACCATTGATAGGCAACTCCTTAGAATACCATTGCTCTTTAGGTGTGTGCTGGGAATCAGCCTTCATCTTGTCCAGACCAGTTGGATTGATCATTGGCTGGTCGGACTGCTTCTCATCAGACTTACCATTGATCATTGAGTCCGAATACTTTGGATTGATCTCTTTACCGAATAGCTCCACCCACTCCTGCACGATGGGTATTAAGCATTGGCTAGTCAGTGCATCGCACGCTCTGCGATAGAATTTAAGGATGACCAAGCGTGTTAGGCGATCCTTACCCTTGACCGTGACCTTCTCAGTTCCCACCCACTTTGGAACATATGCACTGGCTTGCTTTTTGATGCCAGCTTCATTGGTTTTGATTGCCCATAGTAACGCCGATGCAGAGTTATATGCCGCATCCACATCTTGGTAGTTGACCCATCTGAATGCACCATCGCCATCCTTGCGTGTAGCACTGGCGTATTCGATGCGGATATCCTCGAATAGATTCCACAAGCGATACGGTAGGTTGCGTGCTTCAAGTTGATCAGCTACGTCACTGTCTCGGCAGGTTAGTCTACCGTGCTCTGTCTCATGTCGGATGACCAGCTCGACAAACTTCTTAAGCTTGGCATCGTTGGCTTTCGTCGATGAGTTGCAGATGGTGTTCAGCTTAGTTCCCACCTTGATGACGTGCTTGTCGCGTTGGAATGACCAGTTTGCTGTTGGCACGCTGTCATCGATGCTGATGGTGCAACGCTTACCAGTTGCGTTCACCATGCGAGTGAGAACTCCACCCTTCTGTCTGCCTACAACCTTACGCTTGCAGGTGCTTATTGCTTTTTTGATTATTGTTTTCATTTTTTTTATATATGCTTTGATTTGTTAGTTAATTGATTAGCTACGCTAGCATTGTAGCTAGCTCGGCGACACCATTGATGGAATCCAGTGTGACATCACCAGTATCTGAGTCCCATGCTTTGAGACCATCGAGACCATTGGCACACATCCACATCAGCACGCTCGCCCCAGTGTTGTCACTGCTATGAGTGCATGCTGTTTCAAGGTTGCGGATGTCCAAGGATGTCAGCAGTTGTCCGCTGGCTTTCATCTCCCGACTGCGTTCCATTGCCATTGCAAATCGACCACCCAGATCAGCCGCATCAGTGATACCAAACTTGGTAGCTACGCTGGTAGCTATGTTGGCGACCATGGCTGAATCGAATTGCACGTGCTTGAACAGGAATCGTGATCTGAATGCTTCTGGTGGAATCACTTCGCATAGGTTAGTTGCACAAATGATATGCAGATTGTCCATATCACAGGTCAGAGTTTCAAGCACACCTTTGTCATTGTGCTTGGTCGTTAGCTTATAGCGTTTGATGCCATCCGCATCTGGCTGTGGTGCTAGGAAATCCAGCATTTTCTCCATGACCTTGGGCGATAAGCGGAAGACTTCATCCAAAAAGAATAGCACGCTCTCACCTTTACTGGCTAATCGCACTGCGTTAGCTAGCTTGCCATCTGATACGATGAAACCATTGCCATCTTCTCTGGGTGTCGCACCACCAATGATCTCATGCCATTCGTCCATGTCATCAGAGCATCCATGTGTGATACAATGATCGTATGATTGCCCCAGCAGTGAGATGCTGTAGCTTTTACCATAGCTAGGTGGTGCTGAGATGCACACCTTGGTTGGATTCGCTGATCCACTATCGTAATATGGCTGGATCAATTCCAGTATGGGATTATTGCCAGATGCCACAGCCACAGCCAATGGTAGTCTGCTGGATGTCCCACCCTTCATTGCGTCCGCAATCTTGTCCAGTGTATCAGCCAAGGGCGACAGTGCATCCACTTGATTCTGCATTTTTTCTAGGCTTGGCGACACATCGTTAGCAATTGCGTCCTGCACTGCATCGCGGACTTTATCCATGTCTACGGATGCTGATCTACCTCCCAGTAAATCCTGCAATGCACGTAGCGTGTCCTCTGCCTCTGTCGATGCTGGTGCTGGTGCTGGTGCTGGTGCTGGTGTGCTATCACCCATGACAGCCACAGGATCACCACCCAAATCAGTGACCCACTGTTTGAGTTGTGCTTGGGACGCATCTGCTATCTGGCGACCAGTTATGCCCAGTGTGCTGGATGCGTTGTTGCTTGTTAGGTATTGGCGTAGTTTTGTATTGTTATTCATATCGTTATCTATTGGTATTTTTGTTAGTTGCTGATGGTCTCATCAGTGACAGAGATACTGCCAGACGCACTCAGTGCGTTTCGACCTGTTAATCATTTTTGTATGTTTCTCCATCGATAGACCAAGTGCATGAGACTGGGCATTTGAAGTGTTTTCTCATTGTCTTCTGCATGAGCAGTGCATCTTCCACTGAGTGGAACCAGATTGAGAATACATTACCGCTTTCACCTTGTCGTTGTGCTGAGTATAAGAATTTCATATCGTTATCTATTGGTATTTTTGTTAGTTGGCTAGATCATCAGACCAGTGGAGCCACTCACTGGTTACGCATCTCCGAAATGCGTTTCACTATTTGTCGATGGATTCCAACACCATCCTCCGTGCTTTGCTGGTCTTGGCTGGATGTGGTCATGGCATACTCTGCTAGACATCCGCTTCTCAACTCTGCACTTCTCAGTCGGCACTCGCATTTCTCAATGGTCAAAGTGGGAACTTCGCTTTCCCGATCACTCAATGAGCTTGGGTAGGAGTTGCGATTTCCTATGAATCAGAGTAGCGTGAGCCACCCTCGATTGCCACCGTAATGACAACCTAACTAAAGAACAGACTGCATTCAATCAGCTGTAGCTAGATATGGCGATCATTATTTTCACTTTTTTTCATGCCCATCCATACCGCACTGGCACTGGGCTGGAGCGAATGCGTAGTTAAAGTGACAGTTATATTGAGCCCAAAGTGACACCATAAAGACGGGTAGATAGCTAGGTAGATAGCTAGGTAGATAGACAGGTAGATAGTGGATGGTGTGCTGTGATACATTTCCACACTGCTACCAATATATCCCACTCATACAGTGACCAAGCACGCTTCTCTCAGTCTAATCACGTAGCATTTGTAGCTAGCTACGTAGCACCAAGATGTCCATAGTATTGGTATACAACGACTTACGAAATCTTGACGCTTAGGCATGGACGCAGTGGCACACTAGACGGGGGGAGGGGGTTCAACAAAGTTCGTTCGAATTTTATCTTATATATATAAGACACCCCACAAAAAATTCCAAAGCTCATACCGCATTCAACTTGACACCCAGAGTAACATTGGACTCCATAGGGAAGTGATAACTTCCCAGAGCCCCCTCTTTATTTGTATATTGTATGTATACTGGTATAGGTGTTGCAAATTTGCAATGGGTTATTGCAAAAATGCAATAGGGTCCAGAGGGTCCTGTTGCAAAAATGAAATAGGGTATGGATAATAACAAAGAAAAAGACGCACTGATGCAAAGCATCTCCAATGCTATCGTAGAGATACAGAGGGAGAAGGAAGTGCATAAGACCAAGAGTCTGTCTAGACATAATCCAGAGAAGGTAGCTAAGATACTGTATCTACACGCACTGGGTTGCTCGCAGACGAATATGATCCGCAAGCACGGTATCTCTAGGAGCACTATTGTGCAGGTGCTAGTTGATTACTCGGATCACACAAACTCCTTTAGGGAGCTAGGGGGACAGCTTTCCGCTAGGAGTTACGTCAACCTAGAGTCCCTAGAGGAGGATGTCATTGATGGCCTAAGAGTAAAGCTCGACAATGGGTACGAGCCAGAGTTCAAGGACCTAAAGGAAATCTCAATTGCTAAAGCAAACTCCCAGAGGCAAGCAATGACAGCCAGAGGCGAGGCATCCCATGTGCTGGATGTGAAGCAGGTGTATACAATAGATGACTTCAATGATACCCTAATTGCAGCTAGGGATAGAATTGAAAAGTTAAAGAAAGTGGAGGTAATTGAAGTGACCGAGGAGGCGGAAGTGTCCGATAAATAAATGGAACTAGTATTCACACCGCACCCTCTAGTAGAGACCCCTACGGACGAGGAGATACTTATCCTAGGGCAGAGTGACCCCAGTGTCCTTGAAGAGCTTCACAGAGCACGTGAGGGGCTTATACGGGCATCACAGGAGGATCCCCTTAGACACGGATTTGACTTAGATGGTTGGGCAAGGATTCGGGACGGTGTACGGGATTACAATGAAGTGCTAGCATTGGGTGGAAATCGCAGTGGTAAAACCACGGGGTGTGCCAAGCTAGTGATGGAGGCCGTGACACAGAACAATGACGGTCATGTTGTGTGCTTCTCACAGAATGCAGATACATCCATTAAGGTGCAGCAAGCGGCGATATGGGATATGATGCCCAAGGAGTTCAAAAAGAAGACCAAGAGCATTGAGGGCTACATTAACTTCTCTATGCAGAATGGCTTTACTGCATCCTCCTTCATCTTCCCAGATACTAGGACTCGCGTGGACTTCAAGACGTACACGCAGTTCAGCAACAACCAGACTATCCTAGAGGGCTTCCAGTTTGGATTCAAGGGCAATCCAGAGTTGAATATCGGCAGTTGGCTTGACGAATATCTGGGTGATGCGG